TTTGCAAGCGAATATATGGGAGTTTGGCAAGGTGGATCAGAAGAATCTTGGTTCAACTTTGAAAAGCTTGCGAAATATAGAAAAATAAAAAATCCGGAGTGGAAACAAAAATTTAGAGGGGACCCGAAAATTTTTTACTTAATAGCAGTAGACGTGGGTCGCTTATCAGACCAGACTGCGGTTTGCATCTTTAGAGTTAACGTGCGCGACAATAAATATTATTCAACTCTTGTTAATTTGGTTGTACTTGGACGCCAAGCCGAAGCGAAAACTTTCACTCAACAGGCAATTGACCTTAAAAAGTTAATTGAGCAATATAACCCCCGTGAAGTTGTTATTGACTGCAACGGTTTAGGTTTAGGACTTGCTGATGAGATGATTCGTAACCAAGTTGATGAAATGGGTAATGTAATGCCCGCATACGGGTTTTTCAATAATGATGATTATCGAAAAATTCAACCCAAAGACGCGCCAGAAATCTTATATTCGATGAAGGCCAATGGCCCTTTGAACTCGAAAATTCATAGTAATGCCTATTCTCGTCTTAATACTGGTATGGTTCGCTTCCTTATCAGTGAACAGGAAGCTCGCAGTGCTCTGTTATCGACGCAGGCCGGTTCAAAAATGCCCTTTGAAAAGCGCGTTAAGCGCTTGATGCCGCATGAATTGACTACAAAGCTCTTCGAGGAAATGGCAAATTTAAGATTGAAACGCACTGGTCTTGACATAACTTTGGAGCAAATTAATTCTCGATTCCCAAAAGATAAATATTCCGCATTTGCCTACGGTCAATGGCGAATTAAGGAATTAGAGGAAGAAGCATTTCAGAAAATGAAGCGCCGCGCTTCCATTGGAAATCGTCAATTAATTTTCTATACAGGAGGAGCATAAATTGAAAGATAGGTCAATTGATTTAACCACCTTCAAAAAAATGCAAGAAGCGATGATCGCAAAGAATGTCGAGGGAAAAGATGAGTTTTTTCTTGGTCGATATCGCTATGGTATAAAGAACTATAGCGCGAAAGAAATTGATAATATAATCAATTCCGGGTCTATTGCGGAGCAGCAAAAACTGTCTCGAGTCTTTTACGAAAAGAATGGTCTTTATAAGAGAATTATCCTGTATTATGCTTCTATTTTGAACTACTCTGGCTTATTAATACCTTTTCCAAATTTAGGCCATCAACTCTCCACTCCACACGTTCAAAAGAAGTATAATGCCGCGCTTAACTATCTTGAAAAGGCTAATCTTGTAGAATTAATGACTCGAATGTCGATTCGTGCATTAGTTGATGGATGTTATTATGGCATAATTCAAACCTTAGATAAAAATAATTTTGTCTTATTTGATCTTCCTTCTGGGTATGCTCGCTCTCGTTTTCGTGATATTTTTGGAAATGACATTGTAGAATTTAATGTAACATATTTTGATCTCTTTTTAGACAAAGATGACCGAGAAGAAGTTCTCAGTGCGTATCCTACACTAATTTCATCTTATTATAGGAAATATAAAGAGGGTAAAACCGATTCTTTTTGGATTAAGTTGCCTGCTGATGTTGGTGTTTGCTTTAGTTTCTTTGATGACTGTAGGCCATTATTCTTAACTGCGATACCTGCGTCAATTCAATATGATGAAGCAGTTGATACAGAGCGCGAAAGAGAGCTAGAAGAGATTAGAAAAATTATCGTGCAGAAAGTTCCCCATTTGACCGATGGGCAACTTCTATTTGAACCTGATGAAGCGCTTGAAATGCATCGCGGCGCAGTTAAAATGATGGCTGGTAATGCCAACCTCTCTGTTTTAACAACTTATGCGGACGTTGATGCTATTATTTCTAAAACATCTACCGATAATATTTCTAATGCTCTTGAGAAAATGTTACAAAATGTTTACGCCGAAGCTGGCGTAAGTGGGCAGGTATTCGCGCCTACTGGTTCTCAAGCGTTAAATATTGCCATTAAAAACGACATCGCGCTTATGATGATTCTTGGGAACAAATATGCAAGATTTATTACTTTTATTTTAAATTCACTTTTTGCGAATTCGAATGTTTCTTTTAAGTATATAATTCTTCCAGTTGGAATTTATAACCAAAGCGAGTATATTAGTGATATGTTAAAGCTCGCGCAAAGTGGTTATAGTTACTTACAGGTCGCTGCGGCGGCCGGCATAAACCAGCACGAACTATCCAGTCTCAAAGATTTGGAAAATAATGTACTTAACTTAAGAGAAGTATTAATTCCTCTTGCATCTTCTTATACCGAATCATCCGGCGAGGTTGGCGCGCCTGAGAAAGCTTTGGAAGACAAATCACCCAAAACTATACAAAACGAAGAAGCATTAGATCACCAGGGAGGCTTAGATAATGGATAAAAACTTACTAGAGTTTCCGATTAGCATCTATGGTGAGGCAGAAAAGGTAAACGATGTCTTAACAAAAGCTCGTTGCCGCGTCTTTTATAAACTAGGTAATAGAAACGGAACTTATATCACTGAAGAATTTAGTGAGGAACTTATTTCTACTTTACATTATGTCCCTGTTAAGGGCATTTATACTGGTGAAGATTATACAGACCATGGAAATTCTCGTACTGAAGGACGTATTTATGGTATTGTACCTGAAAATAATAATTTTGCTTGGGAATCCCATGTTGACGAAGATGGTGTTGAACGCGTGTATGCTTGCACCGACGTATATCTGTATTCTGCTTTATATCCTGAGGCTAACGAGATTATCGGGAAGAGCCTCTCTATGGAGTTATATGAGCCTTCTCTTCAGTATCATATGGCTATTATTAATGGTATAAAGTATGCTGTATTTGATCACGGTAGTTTCCTTGGTTTACAGGTACTTGGGGATAATGTAGAGCCTTGTTTTGAAGGTGCATCCTTCTTTTCTCTTCAGCAGTCTATCGAAGATGCAATCCAAAAGATTAAAGAATATAGTTTAGGAGGCGAATCGGAAATGTTTAAATTGAACTTTAAGCTTTCTGATGACCAGAAATTTAATTGTATTTGGAGTTTATTAAATGAAGAATACAATGAAGAAGGCAATTGGACTGTTACATATAGTATTAGTGCTGTATATGACGATTATGCCCTTGCTTTCAATTATAGTACTGGTAATTTTGAAAGAGTTTATTATGTGAAGAATGATGAAAATGATTCTCTCGAACTTGGTGAAAAAGTTGTTGTTTATATCATTGATGTAACCGAGAACGAAAAGAACACTATTGATACACTGCGGCACCTCAATGGTGAAACTTACGATCTAGTCAGTGATAATTTACAAAACGCTGAGAAAAATGCAAATGATTGCGCAGAATTTAGCACCAAAATTGAAGAATTAAATAATGCAAATTCTACTTTACAGACAGAGATAGAAAAAGCTCAGACTAAAGTTACTGAAATGGAAAGTCAGTATACAGCGGCCAAGGAAGAAATTTCTACTCTCACAGCAGAGAATGATGCTTTAAAGACTTATAAGAAGAATGTTGAAGACCAGGCTAAAGAAGCTGTCATAGCTGAATATGTCGCTAAACTTTCCGATGAAGTGCTTAACGGCTATCGCGATCAGCTTGATAGTTATACGGTTGAGGATCTTGACATGCATCTTGCTTATGAACTAAAGAAGTCTAATCCTACTGTTTTTACGCAGACGCCTAAGAAAACTGGCTTAGTACCAAAAGATTCAGGCCGCACTGGCGTCGAAGAAATTTTGTCTCATTATAAACGATAATGGAGGTTAAATACAATGAGTGTCACAAGAATGACTATTGACGGTTATGGCCAGGTTGAAATTAACAACTGCGCGTTCCGTCGTGACGGTCGTATCGAGGCTCAGTGCGCCCCTGATACCGTCGATTTTGCAACTATCAAAGTTGAAAATGGTATGTTACTGAATGTGGACAACGTTGCCCGTAAGGTTTCTCTGCCCACTGATAGCGCCTTACCAATCGCTCTTACTTATAGTGCTGAACACCTGTATGATGAGCGTGCTCTGGGTCTGAAGGACTTTGCTCTTAATGGTTCTGATGACTTCTATCCTCGTCTTGGCTATCTGGCTGTTGGCGATAAGTATACCACCAACTGCATTGGCTGGGATAGCGCTGTAGATACTGCCTGGGCTGATGAAAGTGCTTTCGTTTCCGCTCTTGAAAGCTATGCTACCACGCCTCTTTATGCTGGCATTGCCGCAGAAGGCTGCCATTTAATTAGTGCTTCTGCTCCTACTGTTGGTCCTGTGCTTCGCGTAGTTGAATATACTACAATGCCTGATGGCCAGCCCGCTGTCAAACTTCAGGTTTATTCTTGCTAATAGGAGGGTAATAAAATGACTATTAAAGAACTAAAAGAAATTGCCCTTCATGCGGCCAAGGGCACTGTTCCTGCTTGCTACGCTAATCAGAACATTGATGTTAATGCCGCTTTCGTGGATGGTCTAAAGGAACTTGCTGGTTCCGTTAACCAGTTCATGAAGAATCGTTATGATATTTATGATATCGTAATTGAAACTGTTGATGAGGTTATGCCTCGTAATGTTATCTCTGCTCTGAGCCCCTTCGCTGAAGTGCAGGTTGTTCCTCAGGGTCAGAAAGCCGTGTTCCGTCGTCGTCTTGGACGTCAGCGCGCCAAGAAGTTCCTTACTCAGGTCGGTCTGTCTGGTGTTTATGAGACCTTCCGTCTTGATACCGAAACCTTCGAACTCGGCGGCCACGCCGTTGGTGGAGGCGCTACGATCGACTTTGAGCGTATGCTCGACGGCGTTGAGTCTCTTGCTGAAGTCGTTGACATTATTACCGAAGGTCTGACCGATGCCGTATTTGGCGAAGTACAGAAGGCTCTGCGTGCGGCTCTGAATGCTAGAAATCGTCCTGCTGCCAATAAAAAGATCGTTTCCGGCTTTAATCCCGATCAGATGGCTGCTCTTATGAGTGTTGTGCGTGCTTATGGTGACGGTGTTGTCATCTTTGCACCCCCAGAATTCGTCGCTGCTATGGGCGCTGATGCCATCGTTCCTGTTGGTACTTATGGCACTTCTTATCCTGCCGTTGGTGCTTACTCTCCCGATGATATTGAAGCTATCCATCGTACTGGTTATATCAATATCTTCCGCGGCGCTCCTATTGTTCAGATTCCTCAGTCCTATACTGATGAAAACAACAATAAGACCTATATTGATCCTCAGATGGCTTATGTATTACCCACTGGACGTGAAAAGGTCGTTAAGGTCGTTCTTGAAGGTGCTACTCAGATGTATGACTTCCAGAACAGAGACCAGTCTTTCGAAGTCTATGCTTACAAAAAGATGGGCTGCGCTGTACTGACCAATCACGATTGGGGTATTTATCAGAACACTGCTATTCCCCAGACTTATGTCGGCTAATAGCAACTATTAACTAACTTGATGGGGAGGAGCAAACCTCCTCCCCATTCTATTATATTTAAAGGAGTAAAAGGAGTATGGAAACTGAAAAAGTTATTGTAAAGAATATGGCAAACGCGCCAGTGACAATTATGTCTCGTGCTCTAAATTTTTATAGAGAGCTCCCCAACGAGGGAATGGAGACAACTATTGATAAAGATGTCTTTGAACAATTAATGTTCGAACCTGGCATTAGATATATGATTGATAGTGGTATCCTATATATTGAGGATATGAAGATGAAACAGGAACTGGGTATTGAACCCGAGGAAGTTTCTGAACCCGTTAACATTATTGTATTGAATGATAAGCAGCGTCGTCAGTATATGGTTAATCTTTCTCTTAGTGAATTTAAGAAGAAGGTTGATAAGTTGGGTCATGAACAAATTGAACAACTTGCTGATTATGCTATTGATAATAAATTAGTTGATTTCGACAAGTGCGAGTATCTTAAGGAGAAGTGCGGCCGGGATGTAATTACCGCCATTCGTTTAAATAAACAAAATATGGAGGACTAAAATGACCTCTTTTGATACAGTTTACGATGCTTTTTTAAGCAAAATTTTAGACGATGAGTGGGAAAATTGGCAGGAAGATGATGTAAAGGAAGATCTTTTCACACTTCTGCAGGGCGCGATTATGCGTTTTAAATTCCCGCGCGTTTCTCTTGAATATAATAACGAAGGTTTTATTGAAGATTTAACGAATGACGAAGTGCAAATTTTAGCTACATATATGAAATGTGAGTGGTTGAATAGAACAATTCTTACATGGGAAAATGTAAAGCCTTTATATGATGAAAGAGACTTTTCGCAAGCAAATTTAATTGATAAGTTTAATGCGATGTTGGCGGGCGAGCAGAAAAATGCCGCAAAGCTAGAGTCTATTTATTATCGTTCTATTCATAAAACTCCATTCCCATATAGAAAATTGGCAGGTAAATAATGCTAAAAGATGTGCAAGAAAGTTATAATAATAGATTAAAAAATAAGCTTTTTGGTCTTCTGTGCGAATTTGAAAAAGAAGGCGAATGGGAGCAGTTTTTAGATTCTATTATTATTGAATTGCAAGGTGTTCCTGAAGAACAGCAAACAATTAATTACCTTACACTTTGTCATAAAATTAATGCCCTTCGTTATTTGAAGTATGAGTATTTTAGAAAAACGATCTTTGATTGCATGAGCTTACTTTCAAAAGGTGGTTAAAATGGATTATTATGACATTTACAATCAAAGACTGAATAGATATGGCTTAGATTATCAGTCAAGAATTCAGACAAAGAGAGAAAAGGAATTTTCTCTCTATCTTGCTAAATCTGTCTATCGAGTTGAGTTTACTCATGAGAATATGGATATAGTAGGCAGTTTTGAACGTTACAAGCAAGATGAAACTGAAACTTTACATTATTTATTAGTTGATGTTCATACCAACTTTGAAGGCGGCACCATTTTACAGATTCCCGATAAAGATGGTATAAATCAGCCTTGGATGGTATACTGGCTTGAAAATATTAAAGCGAGTGGTTACAATAGATATATAATGTTAAAGATGACTCATTTCTTGACTTGGACCGCCAGGGATGGTAGTACACAAACTTCTTGGGCATATATGTATGGACAAGAAGATAATATGTTAAAAGATGAACTAAAATCCCGCAGTAGAATGGATACACTTTATGCTGAAAATCTAAAAAGTAGTTTTTTTGTAATGCCTCTAAATCAATATGTAAAAAAAGATGACTATTTTATTATCGGAGATCGACCTTATCAAGAATATTATAGAGTAACTGGTTATGATATTCAATCCACAAAGGGTGTTGAATATGTCACGATCGATCCTATATATGAATATGATTTGTCGCCCGCGCCCACACCTTCAGAGACAGATGATAAACAAGACTTTTTCTGGTTAAATAGTGGCGTTATAGAAACAGAGACGAGTACAGATGACTCTTCTCTAAATCCATAGTAAAGGAGGTAGAGAATGATTCGGAATTTAGGTGAGTTAGGAATTAACTTACAAAAAATTATTGCTCGACTCATGGCAAATAAAGACCTTGTAAAATTACTATATTACACAGATAAGGATCCACTAAGTGGTGAAGATTTAACTACAGAACAAATTCAAAACGAAGTTTTTGAAAAGTTAATAAAAATAGTACCTCGTGTTGGCCCCAAGGAGACGGCGCGCAGTATTATTTCTTTAAGAGTGGTTAATGGAAATGTGAATTCGAGTAATAGTGAAATTAGAAATTTTACGATTGGAATAGAAGTGTTTGTTCCTTTAACGCAATGGATTATTAAAAGTAGTAGTTTGCGGCCTTTCTGTATTATGGGAGAAATACAAAAGTCGCTAACTAATAAAAATATTAACGGCCTAGGTAAAATAACTGGCGGTGATTTTTCACTTAACTTTTTAACCGAAGAAATATCTTGCTATGAAATGACTTTTAGAATTATAGATTATGATTGATAGTTTTCTATTGGGATATCCTGTTGAGTTTAAACAAGTTTGTCTTGTTTATCCTCCCAAGGTTAAGGATGTTGTAAGTAATCCAAAATTTGGAGTATTTACAAAGATTCTAACTTTTTCACAGGAAGAAATTGAAGACGAATACGTCGCTGAAGGTAAAGACATTACTTATATTTTAACTCCCTTTGAATATATATTAAATAGTGCATATAATAATGCGCAGTTTAAAATTTTACTTGAACAAGCTTTTCTATTTTATATACACGAAAGCGTTTTGATTATTCCTGAGCAAAAACAAATTGTTATTGGTGATATAAAAGACTTGAAAAACGTTAGAGACTTACGGATGCTTAAAGAAGAAGATTATTTTGAATTTCAAAATTTGATTCGAGAAGCAAACGGCGCAAAGTCAATAGAACCACCAAATCCCAAGGAAGATCCCCGGGTAAAGGCAATTAAAGCTAAGGCTCGCTATCGTGATAAAATAAAAGCTAAACAAGGAAAAGGATTAACTTTATCCACTATGATTTCATCAATTTCTTGTATGAAGATGGGTTTAAATCCACTTAATATTGGAGAGTTAAGCTATGCCGCGATTCCACATTTAATTGCAACGTATCAAGAAAAAGAGAAGTATGAGTTAGATGTTCGCAGTCTACTTGCTGGCGCGGATAGTAAAAAAGTTAAGCCTAAATATTGGATTCGAAACTTGGAAATTTAAATTAGGAGGCTATATAAATGGCTAGTATTTTAGACAAATATGGCATTAAAGAGGTCGCAGACGTAACCTTTTATCATCTAGACTCTAATGGTAAGCCTGATTATCCTGTTCTTTATCTGGACACCTTAAAGGTTTCCACAATTGAACAGACCGCGGAGCAGACTGAAGCTCGTGGCGGCAAGGGCAATCCTCCTCTGATTATTTGGGACTATGGTAAAGAAATTAACGTCACCCTAGAAGATGCGCTATTCTCTGCTAAGTCTATGGCTATCATGTTTGGTAATGGCGCCACAAAGGGGATTACTCAGCAGGCCACTACAAACTCTGCTCTAATTATGCGTACTGAGCAGTTTACTACCACCAGCTCTGGTGCTGTTCCTACTGGCGGCGCTGATGCTTTAGGTTGGAAGTATCAGTATGAAGATAACAATGGTAAGCTTCATGCTAAGATCAATCCTAAGTTCTATGATGAGACTGGCGCCTCTGTTACAACTCTTTCTGCTAACACGAAGTACTTCTGCACTTATGACCTGGCTACTATGAATGGTGCTGTCATTGAAATTAGTGCAAGTTCTTTCCCTGGCACATATTATGTAACTGGTGACACCTATGCTCGTTCTGAAGCTTCTGGTCAGGATGAATTCTTCCAGTTCATTATTCCTAAGGCTAAGATGAATGCTGAAAACACTATTACTCTTGAAGCTGAAGGCGATCCTTCTGTTTTCAATATGAGTCTGCGTGTTATGCGTCCCGCTGATGGCGTTATGATGAAGCTGGTTAAGTATGACCTTACAGAGGGTACTTCCGTTCTTGAAGGCGCAACTTCTGATATCATCCATAACCATGCTCTGAATCCTGTAACAGAATAATCGGAATTTAAACTAAATATTATTTAGTGGCGGTGGAGGTCAAAATTTGGCCTCCACCTTTTCACTAGAGGGGAGAAAAGGATGAATGAAGAAATGTTTTCCTTCAAAGAATTCGAGAATGTTAGACTAAAAGCTACTTATAATATAGAACTAGGAGATCGTATTATAGTCCCTGGAGAGACGATTGTGAAATTTGATAAAATCCAAATTGCTGGATTCAACGAGGTTTCAAGTCGAGTCTCTGCAAATGGTGGATATGGCAATCGCGCGAGAGTCTTTTGGGATAATACGAGAGAATTGAGGCTAACATTTTCACAAGGTGTATTTTCTCACGATCAATTTGCCTTATTATACAATTCTAGATTGCTTGAATCGGGCGGAAATAATTTTATTGATATTACCGAGAGAGAAAATTTAGAAAGTGATGAAGAAGGAAAAGTTACATTAAAATATACTCCTTCCCATGAGGATTTAGTTTTTGTGTATGAGGCGCAAACCGGTACAAAAATAACCGACTTTTCTATTGAAGAGAATGTGATTACAATTAGTGAACCTTTTATTGATTTAGTAATTGATTATTCATATACTTATACGAATGGCGCGCGGTTATTTAAAATCGGAAAGAGACTTATAAATGGATTCGTAGAGTTAGAGGGGAGAACGCGAATTAAAGACGACACGACCGGACAGGTTTCGACGGGATTAGTGGTGATTCCTCACTTAAGGTTAATGTCTGATTTATCTATAAGACTCGGAAAACAGGCCAGCCCAATTGTTGGAAATTTTACTGGCGTTGGAGTTCCGGTTGGGTTAAGGGAGAACACTTATGTAAGTGAGATATACTTCTTAAGTGATGATATCGAAAGTGACCTATAGAGAGATCGGCATTAACAAAAGTGTTAATGCCGATTTTTATTAGGAGGGAGATAAATGGCGGATTCAAAAACAATACAAGTTACATTAAAAGCTGTTGCGGATATTAAAGATGTACAGAGTAATATTCAGCAGATTCAGAAGGGTCTAGCTGGGTTACAATTACCTGAAGCTTTAAGGACTCAATTTACCAAAACTTTTTCTGCATTGGAGAAAAATGCGGAGAAGGCATCTGCGGCGCTAGCTACTGGATTTAAAGATAAAGGTAGTGTAACTGCATATAGAAAAGCGACTGATGCCATAGTTGCGGATATGCAGAAAGTTGCAGAATTAACGGGAAAAATTGATAGTTCAAAATTAACTTTTGAAGTTGGCGATCCCAATAGGGTAAAAACATTAACTGCACAGATTGAACAATTAAAGAAAGATATAGATAGTATAAATACTAAAAATCTTGAAGCAGTCACAAAAGTTTATAAGGACAAACCAAGTGATGCCGGTGCTTGGAAAGCATTTTTTGAAGCCTTTCAATCTGGTGATATTGAAGGGGCAGAAAAAGCTCTAAAACGTTTGCAGATTCAGGTTAAGAATCATGCTGACCAGGTTAAAGCAGCTACCAATCCGGAAGATACATGGTATAAATATGCTAATGGTGTAAGGGTTTATGAAGAGGCCCTTTCAATTATGAAAGGGGAGACTGGAGAGGCTACTGAAAAGGAAAAAGAATTAGCCGCAGCGACCCAAGAATTAGAAAAAATACAGATTGATGCTAATAATGCTGGGCAGGAAAGTCTTAGAAAGTATATAGAAGAAATAGTAAAAGCAACTATTGGCACAAAGGAATTTGCGGGAGAGAGTCAGCAAAGCGCAGAGGCAACTAACAAATTATCAAATTCTTTAAGTAATTTTAAAGATAAGGTTAGTTATTTTTTTGGTCTTAATAATGCTGTTCATATGTTCCAGCGTGCAGTACAATCTGCAATGGATACAGTAAAAGACCTTGATGCAGTTATGACTGAGACTGCTGTTGTTACCGAATTTGATGTTGGTGATATGTGGTCTCAATTACCTGAATATACAAAACGCGCAAACGAACTCGGTGTATCAATTCATGACGCTTATGAAGCTGCAACACTTTATTATCAACAAGGTCTTTCTACTAATGAAGTAATGGCGGTTTCAAATGAAACCTTAAAGATGGCTCGTATTGCTGGTCTTGATGCTGCTGATGCTACAGACCGAATGACGAACGCACTTCGTGGTTTTAATATGGCAATTACGGAAGCCAACGCACAGAATATTAATGATGTTTATTCAAACCTTGCTGCGAAGACCGCTTCTAATGTTGATGAAATTTCAACTGCTATGACTAAAGTGGCATCATTGGCTAACAACGCTAATATGTCATTCGAAAATACAGCGGCGTTCCTTTCGCAGATTATTGAAACAACTCGTGAATCTGCAGAAACTGCTGGTACTGCTCTTAAAACTGTTATTGCTAGGTTCTCTGAAGTTAAGTCTCTTTATAGTGAAGGAGAGCTTTTAGGAACAGATACAGAAGGCGAAGAGATTAATGTTAATAAGGTTTCTGCCGCACTTCGTACTGCTGGTATTAACTTAAATGAATATTTAACTGGCATGAAAGGTCTAGATGATATCTTTATGGAGCTTTCTAAAAAATGGGATAGTCTAGATCAGGTTCAACAAAGATATATTGCCACAATGGCCGCTGGTTCTCGTCAACAGTCTCGTTTTATTGCTTTAATGCAGGACTATGGGCGCATGACGGAATTAGTTGGAGAAGCGAATAATGCAGCAGGTGCATCACAAAAGCAGTTTGAAAAAACTCTTGAATCATTTCAAACAAAAGTTGAAAGACTTAAAAATGCTTGGGATACCTTTTTAATGGGTATTGCGAATAGTGATATTATTAAAGGGGTTATTGACATTTTAACAAAGTTAGTTAGTGTTTTAAATAAAGTACTTGAGGGCACTTCAGGGATAGGAAAAAGTATTGCAAGTATTGGGATGGTTATTGGAACTGGCCTTCTGGGTAAGGGTATTTTCAGTAAAATTACAACAGGATTGCCTGGGTTGTTTGGAGATGCCGCAAAAGAAAGCTCTACTTCTTTCTTAAGTACTTTTGCTAAAGGAGTTAAAGGACATTGGCAAGATTTTATTAAAGGCGACGCTTTTAATATTAAAAATCTTATTGATATGTCTAATTTTGAGGAAATTAAAAATACTTTTTCTAGTTTAAGCGAGCCTATAGAAAAAGCAAAGACAGAGGTTCTCGCTGCTGAGGATGCTTTTAATTTTGCCACTCTTGCAATGGGGGATGAAATTGGACCACTTGAGAGAATGGCTGATGCTTATGATAGTTTGGAAGATGCAAACAATAAATTGGCAGAAAGTGAGAAGGCTTTAGGTATAACACAAGATCAATTAAATCAATGGGCAAAGGCTGGATACACAGATCAAGAGCAGGCAATTTTAACTACTTTAAAACAACAAGGAGCTTTAGAAGGTTTAGAAGATACAGAGAACAAGGATACAGCTGCCAAAATTCGAGCTATGATTGCTGAAAAACAGGAGCAAGCTGTTGCAGAGCAAGGAATTAGTATTCGAATTCTTAGTACACTTCAGACAAAGCTTCACACGGCCGCGGTTGCAGAAATTCCTGTTGTAAGTGCTGTAGCTGCTAAATGGGAACGTATTCTTGGTAATGAAGCTTTATCTACTGGTGCAAAGATGCTTATCTCTCTTGGTATAATAGGCGCTATTATAGCAGCAGTTGCTCTTTTGGTTGCAGGTATTGCTTTGCTTGTTAAGCATTTAAACGATATTTCTCCAGAAGGACAAATGGCAAAGGTTGAAGAGCGCACAAGAGCTGCTACAGAGGCTGCACAAGAGGCTACTACTGCCTATGATGAATTAAATAATTCTTTAACTGGAATAAAAGAACAATATGAAACAATTGAAAATTTAACCAAAGGAACCGATGAATGGAGAGAGGCCACACAGAAACTTAATGGTGAAATTATTGAATTAGTTGGAAAATATAAAGAATTAGGTCAATATGTAACCTTTGAAGACGGCGTACTAAAAATTAGTAATGAGGGCATGCAGACGGTTGAACAAAGCTATAAACGTAGAGAAACCGCTGCTCAAGCGGAGGTTTTTTCTGCAGAAAGTGCTCGAACTGATGAGATAATTAGACAAGCAATAATGAAGTCTGATACAGGTGCATTCGCCAGTTTTTTAGATGAGGATCAGAAAGCTACAGAAGAATATCTTCGTCAATTAAGAGAAGGTACTCTAACTATGGAACAGTTTGAGAAGATAGTTAGAGATTACTACGGATTAAGAGAGGAAGAGATTACCTTTACAAAAGATGCCGAACTAGCTTTGGCAAAATTGGCTGTAGAGGCTGGGAAAGCTAGTGCAAGTTTAGAGGGCTCTGCAGCGATATTTGTTTCTAAGATAAGTGAAGATGCTGGTTTATCTGATCAAGGGAAGGTATATGCTTCCAACTTCTTTAATAGAGATAATTTAAACAGATTTAGTAAATTAGCAGAAGAGCAATACGCTAAAGTAGGCCGAGAGGATCTTAGAAAGGAGCTTGCAGAGAGGGAAGGATACTCCTCTTATGCAGATTGGAAAGCTGGAGCTAACGAAGGGAAAGATATTACCGACGATGAAATAAGAAAGCGATTAGCCTCTTATAGTATGGCAGAATCTACTTCTGAAATTGCCAAAAGGCTAGAGGGAGTAAAAGCAGATAGCTTATTAGGAAGATTTTTAAGTGGAAAATCAACTAAAGAAGATTATCAAAATTATGGCGGAGAAGATATAGCAAAGGCCTTAGCTGCGGTTTTAGGCGGAGGTGCTAGCAACTTTGTAGCGGAAGCGAAACAATTTGATATAAACAAGCAAAATACACAAAATGAAGAAAATAAGGTTAGAGCAGATTTCGGTAAAAAAGGCATATACGGTGCAAGAGTAATAGATCAGATAGGTCTTGAGGCCGCTGGTGGAGTAAGTAATCAGATTAAAGATTTCGGTATTCAGAATGCACAAGCATATGTAAATTCTTTTCTTGAAACAATTAAATCTGTTTCCGCAGATAAACAACAAGGCTTGGCTGAATTTATCGCTGGTATTGATTTCACAGATTTAACTAAATATGGAGCGAACCTAGACGAACTTGTTAATACTTATGGTCTCACTAGAGAAGCTGCAATTAAATTTTATAATGATGCTGCAAGTAAGTCTAAAGCATATATTAAATCTGTTGAAAGTGCTTTACAAATGCAGGAGATGATGAAAGAATCTTTTGATAAGATCGGTGAAGCACAAGATCGGCTTACTGAGGGCAAGGGCACTAAGGAAGATGTTGATATGCTTATTGCTGCAGGAGTAGACGCTTCTGTATTTGAAATGACAGCAGACGGATGGAAAGCCAATACTGAAGCCATTAAAGAATATATAAAGGCTTTAAGGGAAGCTGCGATAGCAGATCAAGAGTTTATTATTCAACAAAACGAAGCTACTTTTAGAGAATTTTCTGACTTAACTGAATCAGAGCAAAAGGACCAATTAATTGCAATGGGGTATCTTGATGAAGCTGATAAGGATAATTATAAAGCTATTCAAGAGGCTTTAAACAAGTATAGAGAAGAATATGGAAAAGAGCAGGTATTACTACAAAAGCAATTAGATTATAGTCGTGCGCAAACTTATACTGCCGAAGAGAATTATGCAACTGGTGGTTCTGAGAAATCAGTAATAATGAGTGCAAAGCGCGAAGCTACTGATTTAGGAGTTAGCGAAGAAGAGTTTAATGGATATGTGGATGTTATAAAACAGCAAGCTAAAGATGCTGGAAATGAGCTAGATGATATGCACGCTAGTTTGACTGCTTTAGGAGCGGCAAAAACAGTTAAAGGCTTACAAGGACTTGTTGACACTCAAAAAGATTGGACAAAAGTAGTTAAAAAAGGTTCTTTGGAAACGACTGCTGAAATTAAGGTCTTTAATGATTTTAAGAAAAATGTTAATTTATTGGTTGGCTCTAACGAGGATTTGTCTGATAGTTTTTATAAATCAAAAAAGAATATCGCATTATTAGAAAAGGCAGTTAAGGGTGATGAAAATGCAATACAAGATTTGCGCCAAGCCGCCGCTGCTGATATTATAATTAATGCAAAGACCGATACTTCTACAGCAGTACTTAAAGAGTTTGCGGATTATGTTAGGAATTATGATTTACCATCATTAGAGGTAGGTGTAGAGTTAGATAAGAGTAAATATGCAGATTTCTATGATAATTGTAACGCGATGGCTGAAAAAGCTGGTATGACGGCTGATCAAGTTATTGAATATTTTAGAGCTATGGGTTATGACGCAACGGTCAGAGTGGTCAAAAAGAAAGTAACTACAATGCAAGGTGTGATTTCTTATGATGACTCTGCACAGGGCTGGCACGAAGGACAAATCCCAGTAGAAACAGAAATGGAAGTCCCGGTTGTTGAAACATTGACGTCTCTTGGTTCTAAGGGTGGTGGTGTTAATTTTGATGAGAAAAATGGTGGTGGCGGAGGTGGCTCCGATAAAACCGAGCATTGGGAAAACCCCTATGATGAACTCTACAACCTCCAAGAAAAAATTAACGAAGCCCTTCGTACTCGTGAACGTCTTGAACGCGAATATCAAAAGCTCTTAAAATCTGAAACTGCAACAAATGCTCAAATCCGCAAAGACTACTTCACTCAAATTGCTTCTCTCCGTGAAGAAATTAAACTCCAAGAACAACTTGCATCTGGGCGTCTTCGTCAAATCAAAAAACTCAATAAAGAGATATACGAAGATGATGAAGGAAAGCGTACCTCTTTTGAAGACCTCGGCGTAACCAAATATGCAAACTACAACGAAAAGACAGGCCTAATTACAATTGATTGGGAAGGGTTAGAAAAAATCGAAGCAGATCCTAATCGCGTTAAGGAAGGTGAAGCAGTAGAAGCATATATTGGAAAATTAGAAGAACTCGTTAGTAGCTATGAAGAAACTCGCGATACTATTTGGGATATGGAAGATACAATTCAAGAACTAGCCGATGAAGCTATTGAATCTTATATGAGTTTTGAAGAGCGTGTTTATGACGCGGTGGTATCCTACTATGAGAGAGCTATTGATGAATTTGAATCTTTATCTAATACCATCGATAGCAGTACTGATAAAGTTTTGGATGGTATTAGTTCTCAAATAGAAGCAGAGCGTCAAATGCGCGAAAATGAAAAAACCGAACAAGAAATCGCAGATAAAGAATCCAGACTTGCTTACTTAAGCAGAGATACTTCCGGTGCTAATGCATTAGAAATTCTCCAACTTCAAAAAGAATTAGAAGAAAAGCGTCAAGGCTATGAAGATCAATTAATTGATCAAGCTCTTCAGCAAATGAAAGATGATGCGGATCTTGCTGCAGAGCAACGAGCGACGCAGATTGAGGTTATGCGGGCGCAGTTACAAGTTGCTCAAGATTACGGTGAGCTGTGGCCCGAAGTTTATGAGTTAATTAATAATGCTATAGGTAAAGGCGGCGAATTAAATCTAAACTCAGACTTAGTCGCAAAATTGCAGGATATGGAAGCCTTTAAAGCCTTAAGTGCCTTTGGCCAGGATGAGTGGATTAAGACTTTGGTTGAAGAATTCCATAAGGCAGAAGAGGGCGTCGCTGCTGGTAATGCTGCAAAAGCGGGAGAACATCAGAACACTATAAAGCCTCCAGTAGGTAGCTCTCCTACAAGTAACAGTGTTAGTACAAATCCTTCTAGTAGTAGTAGCAGTCAGGCTAATGCTAGTTCAAGTGGATCGGCTGTTTCTTCTACTGCTGCAACTAATCCTTATGGCAAATTTTCTGATACTACTGGCGTGTATGGACAGGGATCTTCC